ATAGATTCAAATAAAGTCATTGAAATTGTACCCCAAATAGTTTTTCCTTTTACATAACGTTGAACGTTAATGTGGTTAAGAGCAACTGCTGTTTGAGCTACATTTATTCCTCCTACTCCTTTTACTAGAAATGAGGGAACACCATCCATATAAAGGATAAAGCGATTAGATTGTTTTGGTTCAAACGCGGTAAAGAATATTTCGTTCGGATTTAAAATTGCCATTTTGTTTTTATTTTAATTTTGTTTTATTATAAATATTTAATAATTTAATTTTTTATCCAGGAAATTCAGCTCCTGTTGGTAATAAGATAAAATCCAATGAAATAAATTCTGCTGTTCTAGTTGGTTGAATATAAATTTGACCTACTAATTGATTTTGGTCAATTACTGCGGGTCCATTATTTGATTCATCCATTATTATTTTATAAGCATATAATCCTTGTTTTTGTTGGATGCCTTCTAAAAATGGAGTTACTCTAGCTACAAATGAATTTCTTGTTGCTATTGTATTTTGTTCAAATACTACTGTATCTGCAATTTGACGAATATAATTTTTCATTTCAATCATCAAACGTCTTACGTTTACACGGTCAAGAGCAGATGCTTGTTTTTGTAATGTTTTTTGTCCAAATACTACAACACCATTTCTAGGTAATGTAGCTAATGGGTTAATGTTATTACTATATAATGAATCTTTATTAGCTTGAGTTAATTTAAATTGAGCTTGTAATACTGTAGATAATCCACCACGATTTATTCCTGCGGGTGCGAACCAAGGTGCAGATACTTTATCATTAAAAGCATATACTCCAGGAATCACAGTTGAAGCAGGTACCCATACTTGTTTTCCTGTTGCAGGATCAACGATACGAACCCAAGGCCAATACGAAGCAGCATATGATGTGTTTCTGGTTTGAGCTTGCGATATAGTAGATGCAACTGTACCATTAAAATCAATTAAATCTAGCACATATAAATTATCTCCTCTATTTTGAGTATTTAAAATGATTGTAGATACTACTGAGGTATGTTTATCGTTTAATAGACCTGGGGTAAATAATAGATTAAATTGGTATGCTTCTTTATTTCCAAATAAAGCAACCATTTTATCATAATCTGATGCTACTAATCCTTGTGTTATTGTTGATATATTATCATACATATATGATCCTACATTTGAGGCAACTGTACCTGTAGCTGTACTAAAAGAGCTACTTTGATTTATTGGCAAATATCCAGGATATAAATTATTAGCAATATTTCCGTTTGAATCTAAATAATTAGGGGTTGTATATGTAATAGATTTAACTCGTATATATCTTGAAATATTTGGATAAGTTCCAGTCAATTCCATTTGATTATTTGCTGAACTATATAGTAATTTTTGGTCACCAATTACTAAAGAAATAAAACGGTCTGAATTTGGATCTAAATTAACTCCATTAAATGATTCAAGTATATTTTTATTATTTAAATTGTCATCTCCTTGTCTAACTAATACATTAAATGTACCTGATCCTGTATTTAAATTAGTAATTTCAACTCGTATATTATCTTTTGAGCCACTAACTAAAGCTCCTAAAGTTTCTGTTCCGGAATTATTCATAATAATTCCTTGTGAAATTGTTTCTAAAGTAAGAGAGGTTGTATTAGTACCTCCAGTATAAAATGTTGTTGTAGAACCAGATGTTACAAAATATGAATTTCCTATTATTCCCGCAATACTTGCAGATAATATCATATTAGGAGTAGAAAATGAAGCACTACTATTAATAGTTGTATTTGTATATAAATTTGTTGGGTTGGATGTAATTACACCGGAAGATGTAGCATTATTATATACGTTTTGAAATGATGATCCGGAAAGGATTACATTTACTCCATTAAAAGAAGCAGTATATGCTGTTGTAGCGGCACTTGTTAAATCAAGTGATAAAGATGCTGTGGTTAATCCAGTTGAGGAAATAATAGGAGATGTTGCTGAAGTAAATGATCCACTTGCTACTCTAGCTACTAATAATGAAGATCCTCCATAATTAAAGTAATTATATGCGGCAATTGAAGTTAAATATGAATAATTTATTCCTCCACTTATAAAAGAATCTCCAAATAATGATGTATATTGTGAGTATGAAGTTACTAATGTTGGTACTTCATAAGGACCTTTAACTGTTGGGCCTATAATAGCGGCTCCTGCTTGTACAGGTTGTCCTGTCAAAAATGTTTGATCTAATTCATTAGTTGTTACACCTGGTGATACTGTAAAAGTTGCCATTTTATTTTTTTATTATAAATATTAATTTTTTTGTTAAAGTATACTACTAAGCAGGAAATACTGCACCTGTAGGTAAAATATTAAAATCTAAAAGGATAAATTCAATTGTTTTAGTAGGTTGTAAATAAATTTGTCCAACTAATTGATTTTGATCTACAACTAATGGTGGGTTATTTGTCTCATCCATAATTACTTTAAAACTAGTTAAACCTTGTTGTTGTTGAATAGATGATAAATAAGGATTAATTATTGCTAATAATTCACTTCGTGTATTTGCATCGTTTTGTTCAAATACAAACGTATCTGCTACTTGGGATATATAATTTTTTAACTCAATTAGCAAACGTCTTACATTTACACGGTCTAATGCACTTTTTTTCTTTTGTAATGTTTTTTGTCCAAATACTACAATACCTGCACCTGGAAGTGTTGCTATTGGGTTTACATTTGATTGATATAAAGTATCTCTATTTCCTTGAGTTAAAATACGTTCAGCTTGAATAATAGTTGGTAAAATACCTCTGTTTATACCAGCGGGGGCAAACCAAGGTGCAGCAACACTATCATTGAAAGCATATACACTAGGGATCATTGTTGAAGCGGGAACCCAAACTTGATTTCCTGTATTAGGATCAACAGTTTTTAACCAAGGCCAATAAGTAGCTATATATGGTGTATTGTATGAGGATACTGTTGAAGTTACAGTACCTATTGTAGCATTATATGGAACTAAATCTATAATAGCTATAGCATCTCCTCTTTCTTGTACTGTAGTTTGAATTTGTGTAATAGCAGCAAAACTAGAATTACCAGCAGAATTGTGAGAACTTATTAATCCAGGAGCAACTAATACATTGTATTTATATGCATCTTTATTTGCTAATAAAGAAATAGATTCAGTATATGCATTTGCTGTAAGGCCTTGAATATTAGTTGATGTTATAGTTTCATAATAATTACCAGCTACCGAAGGGATATTAGTTCCTTTAGCTGATCCAAAAGTTCCATTTGATGATGTTGGAAGAGATCCAGTAAATTGAGGTTTAAAAACTCCATTATTATCTAAATAATTTGGAGTGGTTTGGTTAACTTGTTTAACTCTAATAATAGAGGAATTATTTTGAAAACTTCCAGTTAGTTGAACATAGTATTCTCCATTATCTGAGCGGATAGTTTCAACTTGATTGCCTATTACTTTTTCAATATAGTTTGAATCAAAAGGATCTAATGATAATGGACCCCAGCTTTCTACAACTGATTGATTAATATCTGAGTCATTTCCTTGTCTAATAAGTAATGAAAAAGTTCCATCATTTATGTTTGGTGATACTATTTGCCATCTAAAATTATCGGCTGAACCACTTAGTAGTGTTCCAAATGAACCTGTAGGTCCTGTGCTATTCATTATTATTCCCTCAGATAATGTTTCTAGTATAAAAGGAGAAGTATTATAAGGAGAACCTGCTGAATAAGCTGATGATGAAATAAATGAAGATGTAGCAGGAGTCCAATCTAAAGATGTACTTCCACTTACTACGCGTGTTACTAATAGTGTATTTCCTCCACTATTAAAATAGTTATATGCTGCAATAGAGGTAAAATATGTGTAAGTTTGGCTACCACTTAAAAATGTAGAGCCAAATTTATTTAAATAATCACTATAAGTAGTACATAAAACAGGGATACCAACTTTACCTTTTGGTGTTGGACCTATTATAGCGGCACCAGCTTGTATAGGTTGTTGGGTTATAAATGATTGATCATTTTCTATAGCTAATACACCAGGTGATACGATTGTTTCCGCCATTTGTTATAAATTATTTTTATTATAAATATGGCAAAAATTTGAATATATTAATTTGATTTAATAATTTCGCCTGTTTCTGGGTC